GGGCAGATAAAGATAAATCTCATTAGAAGTATTGACAATGCTGACAATCTGTGCCTGATGCGTTGGCCTCGTAGATCCCGCTGCAAACGTCACCGTTCCAGCCGTTGGGCTAAACGTGAACAGCGATGGGTCGAGCGGTGGCTTGCGCATTACTGGAACACAGATAGGTAGTAAGAAATGCCAACATCATCGCTGGCGGGCGGTGGGGTTTCGTCAGTGAGGATTAGCGGCACAATGCTCCAGGTGCCATCGCCAAGCCTCATAGGTTGTTTTTCGGTCTTGTAGTTAGTGCCGTCAACGACAACAAAATCTCCATAGCCTAAGTTGCCAAACTTGCTGGTTTCGATCTCCAATAGATGATCAACGATGACCAGATCGCCGCCAAGGACGGCCTCGCTGTTGTGACGCAAAAAACCTTTGCCGGTTGTGGCGCCAGCAGTGACGCTGACGCCGCCCAACCGGTCGAGTGCCACGCGATCGGCGGCAGCTGATAGCGTGGCCCAGCTCATCAGAAACTGGCGTTCAGCCGCACTTCTGCCAGCGTGTCGGCAGAGGCGTAGGCCGTCACGAACACACCGATAAGCGTGTTGGTGCCAACAGTGGCGGTTACGTTTCGGTTGGTGTTATCCCAGTAGGCGCGGGCGCCGCGCGTCGCAGCAACGCCAGTAGCCTTGGGAAAGTTGTAGCAACCTTCCAGCTCAAACGCCCCAACCTCATTTAGCGCCAGAGTATTGACGGAAACGCCAAAAATGGCGCCGACCAATGCACCCTGCCCAGCGGTCACGGCGTAGGGAGCGGGAAGAGTTAAAACCTTGCCGCCTTGTGTAGAGTTTTTCATGGAATTGCGTTAAGCAAATGGATTGGTGGGCCGGGGTTGCCGGCCCGTGATTCACGAAAATTAGACGCCAGAAGAGCGGTAAATAAAACGCCAATCTTTTACTGCGGCGCCGAAGTCGAAGCGAGCCAGCAGGCTTAGGCCATCCGGGTCGCGCTCAGGCACCTGGGTGATCGAGGGGCCCGGCTCATCCGTCAGGTAGCCGTAGACCAGGCCGTCGATGCGCCTGGGGGCGGCGGCTGCGTACCACTGGGTGGCGCTGCCGTCGAGGCGTGGCTCGGTGATCAGCTCAACGTTGCGGGCGTAGGGATTGGGGCCGTTGGCGCCAGTGGCAGTGGCGGGGGCGTATCCGGTGGGGTACAGGAATTGCAGACCCGCAGCCTCTAAATCTGTTGGCACAAACATGAAATCAGGCGTCAGGTTGACCGTGACGCCACTGATGTCCGTCTGCTTGCGCATTGCCTTCTTGGCCGCATTCCAGCTGGCAATGCCAATAGCGCCAGTGCCGGTGTTGTTGTGGCCGGCGGCGAACAGTGCGAGCCCGTCCACCGATGTGACGGCATTGCCGGTGATTAACCCCCACACCAGGTTGGATTCCAGTCGGCGGAAGCCACGGCCCAGCAGCTCCGGGACGCGCTCCAAGGCAGACAGGTCATCGTTGATGATTGCCTGCCTGGAAACTGTAATCTTTTTGGTGTACGTAAGCAGCCGCCAGGTGGCCTGGGCTTCCTGAAGTGTGCCCTTGCGGTATTCGGCTCCCTCCAGCGTCAACTCAGGGGTCAAATCGCTAGCGACAACCAGATCAGAGGCGTTTTTAAAGTCCGGCAGGTTGTTCTGTCTGGCGGCTACCTTCCAGGTGGCGGGCTCTTCCTCGTAAGCAGCGTCAAGGCTTTTGTTCGCCAGGTTGCTGAACAACAGCGGGAAATCGCTGGTGCTGTGCATGGCCATGACCGCCAACTCGCTCCTGGAGCGGCCAATGGTGGAAATGCCGCGCGACTCGGCGTAGGTCCTGATGCATTCCATCAGGGAATAACCCCGGTAGCTGCGGCCCGCATCGGCCAGGGGCAGCTGGGGATTGATGCGCGTCGCCAGCATCGCCTCAATGCCGGCCATGACATTCGAGCCCGGATCGCGGGTCACCTGCAGGCGGGCAGGGTGGCCGGCGCTGCTGCGCCCCTCCACCAGGGTGGCGTGGGCCTGCACAATCTCGACGGCCACCTCGGCGAACGGTTTGCCGTTGTCCACCAAGGCCTGCACGGCATCAGCGCTCAGGCTGGCCTGAGCGGCGCAGCGGCGGATGTCGATCTCGCGCCGTGCAGCGGCTAGGGCTGCCGAGTCTGAGGCAGCCTGGACAGCCTCGGTGGGGGTGGTGGGGGTGGTCGCCGGTGCGGTGGCCGCAGCCTGGGGGGGAGCGGCCTGGGGGGCCTGGGTTGCCGGCTCCCCGCCGGCTTGAGTTTGCACCGTCATCGCTAATGTCGGGGGGGGCGTAGTTGAGCCCAGTCCTGTACTCAGACTACCGACTCCAGCCCAGCTAGTGAGCAACGCCTCCGGGGGGTTGATGAATCGATCGGCAGGCATCGGCGGATAGGCCTGGGCTCGCACGTTTGCGGCAGGGGTGATTTCGTCAATCAGGCCCGCTGCCAGCGCAGCCTCAGCATCGAACCACGTGCCAGCGCCGCCATTCGCCGCCATCCATTCCGCCACCTGGGCCTCGCTGGCGCCGGATTTGCTGGCATAGGTGCGGCGGAAAGCCGCGCTGAAGACGTCCAGCGTGTCGGCCTGGGCCCGCATGGATGCGGAATCGCCAACGGCCATGCTCCAGCAGTTGTGGATCATCAACAGAGCGTTGGCCGGCATTACCACCCGCCCGGCCATGGCCGACAGGCTGCCTGACGACGCGGCAACACCATCAATTGTGATTGTTTTCTGGCCGCTATAGCCGGCCAGAATGTCGTAAATTGCCAGGCCTTGGCCAGCATCGCCGCCATAGCTGAACAGGTGGATAGCTAGAGGCCGGCCACCCGCAGATGCCAGCGCAGCCGATACGTCAGTGGCGAGAATGTCTAGCCCGAAATCGCCATACAGCTGCAACACCGGGGCAGCCGCAGAGCCTTTTACCGTTACGCCTAGCGCCATTGCCAGCCTGTCGTTTGGCTCAGGCTAGCTAGTCCATCCTGGCAGGGGCCACGGTTCCGCTGTCGCCTGTGGTGGGCGTGGCGCCCTGGGATCCCTGGGCAACGCCCGAGTCGCTCACCAGCCCTGCATCCACGGTCAGCGTCAGGCCCGCTGCGCGGGCTCGCTCGATGTCCTGCGCCAGCTCTGCCCGCACTTCGTCAGGCACATACCCAAACGATCGCTGTACCTCGCTCAGGCTCATTAGTCCGGCCCTGATCGCGTCGATCAGCGCCGGGATTTCTCGGGTGGGGTCGATCATCTCCCGCCGTGGTGGCGTGTGGATCCAGGTGACGGGGCCCTTTAGTAGGCCGCTCATCCGCGCTAGATCGTCATGCCAGCGGCATATCGGATCCATCATGCCCGGATAGGAAACTTTGCCTCTCAGGTAAGCAATGCGCCGCTGAAACTCAAGCCAGCCGCCTCGAAAGCTAGAGAAATTGACGTTGCTTAAGTCACCGGTAAGTGATTCGTAGGTGATCTGGTAGGCCGCTGCTACCGAGTGAGCGTATTCGCGGTGCGTGCTAACAAAATCGCCAGAACTCGGGGGGGTAAACGCCTGGAAAGTGCGGCCAGGTGGCAGGTGCATATTGGCACCTGGCTCGATTGTGTCAAATACGGTACCAGTCTTGCCGGGGTCAGGCTCGCCGTCTGTGTCGGTGGTTACCCCAAAAAAGCACGCCGCGATCTTGTCTCTCAGCTGCTGGGCTGCGCGAATGTCGCCCATATCGCGCAGCGTCAGGATCGCAGCCGTGCCAAACGGCAGACCCATGCGCTGGCCTGGCCTTTGGCAATCAAAGTGCAGGCGGATTTCTTGTTTGGGCACAAAGCTACTTTGCACCCTTACGCCAGTGGCTAGCACCGATTCGCCGGGATGGTTGTCACGTATCCAGTAGCCTTGTAGCCGTCCGGCTGTATCAAATTGCTGGCCAAATAATATGTCTACTCCATTGTCTTTATTGAAATCAAGCCAGTCAGGCTCTAGGGTCTGCACCTGTAGGGGCACCATGCCATAGCGCTCCAGCAGCTCTGGGCGCACCCGCTGGCGCAGCACCACGGCGCCTCGCACGGCTGTCGTTCTGGCCCCCAGCGCTTGATTGCCGTACCAATCGTGGGTTTCGTAAAAGTCGGATTCTGGCGATTCTGCCCACGTCTTCCACAGCCCCTTGTATTTCTTGGTGGCGCCTTGTGGCGTTGACATAATGCCGTCGCCTATCCAGTTGTTGACGATCACGCCAACAGCTCTACCCGCATAAGAATCATTATCTGCTAGATCTTGGTGGCGCTTTACCAGCCAATGCCACGACTGCCTAAGATCGCTGTTGGGGCCGCTATTGCTGCTCCACCAGCCCTCAGTTTGCCGTGTTTGTTTTGCTGCTTCAAACGCTTGCGAGCGCTCTATAAATAGCTGTCGCTCCAGCGCTTCTACCTGCTGGGTTTTGCTTTTCTTGCGTTTTCCCATTAGGTAGGCCGCTGGAATGTGTAATACGTGCGCTTGACCATTACGGTCGTTGTTGGTTCCAGCTCGGCGGCCATCGTCGCCTCGATGCGCCTCATTTCGTCCAGGCTGCGATATGTCAGCTCTCGGCCGTCGGTGAAACGCACGCGGAGCACGCCCTCGGCAATCGCGCTGCGCAGGTCTGCTAGCTGCTGAGTGGTGTACGCCATGCCCTCAGACTACCTACTCTGACCAGCCAGGCGCCATCTAGCGGCTCAGCCAACCCTTGCGGGCCAGGGAGCTGCCAAGCCATCCTGGTCGCCCAGCATCAGCCTCTGCAGGCTGAGCCTGCGGCGTCGGCAGGGGATCAGCCAGGGCCCGCACCTGCGCTTCCAGTTGATCCCACATCGTCGCCCGGTTGTAGCGGCGGGCAACCAGCTGCAGCGCCGCATAGGCCATCCTGGTGCAGTCGCCGGCCTCATCGCGGGAGCCGTTGGGGAGTACCCAGCTGTAGGTAGTCTGGCCGTTGTGCCGTTTGGGCATGCGTTTCCACGGAAACAGCTCAGACAGGAACTGATCAGTCGATGCCTCACCAAAATGCAAATAACCAGGGCCCGGCTGTTCGTTGCGCAGACGGCCCTGTAGGTGGTTGATGCTGGCGTCGTAGCCGATGCCATAGAGCAGCACGCCCTTTTTCACGATGCCTTGGTTCTTGCGGTTGACATCCACGGCGACACCTTTCCCGAGCAGCGGCCTGTCCTTCTGAGGGGCCCCTTTCATCGGCACCCAGTTGGCAGTGCGGCCCCGGCACCAGTCGCGCACCTCATGAGTGGCATAGCCGCCGTCGTCAATGCCGCCCATCGCCAGCCGCATCTCCGCGCCATCGGCCCTGGCCCACCGGGTTTTGGCGATCTGGTCGAGCTGCGCCAGGGTCTCGGGCTGCTGCGGGTCGCCATCGATCTCCCAGTGGCCCAGGTGCCAGCCCTCTTCACCACGGCCCCAGCCCCATACCGTCACCACCAGCCGCTCGCCTGATGTGCCGCCGCCGCCCTGCACGTCAACGCCAGCGGTGATCAGCAGCACGCCATCTGGCACCGTGCCAGCCGGGTAGCTGTTGCCGGCGGTTTCGTTCTTGCGGCGCTCGGCCAGGCCGTCGCCGGTCAATTTGCTGGAGATCGAATCCTCCCAGGGCAGCCCTAGCACGGTGTTGTGGAACGTCTGCATCGCGTCAGGGTCGCC